CCAAGTGGGATCATATACAATGTACATGGGATAGATAATATGCTTCATGCGGATTCAGATATGGATGGTGATATCATCATGACCACAGATCAAGAAGAGTTTATGCAAGGTGCAATTGGAGGTTTCCCCATAAATTATGTGCAGAAACCTGTTACAAAAAGTACTTTAGATGAACTTATGCTGTATAAAGCAGATATGAGTGCATTTAATTCAAGGATAGGTTTTATCACAAATTGTTCTACGACTATGTATTCTATGCTTCCATTATACGAAGAAGAGTCAGAAAAACATAACGAAATTATTAAACGTTTAAAATTATGTCGTAAAGAACAAGGATTGCAGATAGATAAAGCAAAAGGGTTGTTTGTAAAACCTTTTCCCAGTCATTGGACAAAATGGAACAGGATTGAAGAAGATGCTACTGAAGAAGAGAAAGAACAGGCAAATTTCTTCAACAGTGTATTGGTTGACAAAAGACCTTATTTTATGAGGTATCTGTATCCGCATTATGGAAAAAGTTACTTGAAATTCAATCAGAACTATGAAACTTTTTGCATGGCTAAGTTTGGAAAAGAATTGAATGATGTACTGTTAGGTGAAGTAGAGAAACTAACAGAAGAAGAGCAAGAGTTTGTAAAAATGTATAATAAATATAAGCCTTTACTAGATACCCCTTGTGTGATGAATAAAATCTGTCATTATATGGAAAGAACGGTAAAGAACATAAAGGGTACTAGCCCTAGAAATTCTTCTTCCGAGGTAATTTCATTGATGCGAGATGCATCTATTTCTTTAGATTCACAGAAGTTAAAAGCTCTTTATGATTTATACAGACGGTATAAAACTGGGAAAAGAACTTTATCTGTCATAAGAGAGGGAATTGACAGTAATAAATTGAGGACAATAGAGCAATATAATAAGATGATACGCAGAGAAGCATATAGGGTGAGTTCTGATATTAATGAACTGGCAAATTTAGCTGTAACTATATGCTATGAAGCTCATCCATCTGATAACAAGGCGTTTGCATGGAACATTTTCGGAGAAGGGATAATTGGCAATATGTTAAAGAATATTACTAAGGGAAAGGTTTATTTAACTTTTGCTCCATTCTTAGATAAAGAAGGTGATGTTGAGTATTTGGGAAAAACGTATACGATGAAAGAGATAGAAGTAAGTTTAGAAAAATATAAAAGGGAAGACGAGGAAGTTTATGATAATTTTTAATGAAGAAGAATATGCAAATTCTCTTTTACAACATGGGTTTAAAAGGTTTATGTCGCTCAGGGATTTGACTATTCTTGGCAAGTTTTTTAGATACAAGGGAATGAAAACAGCGCAGGTTCGTAAGAACTTAATTGAATTTTGCATGAAGTACAATCCTTCTTATAATGATGTAGTTTTTGGTTGGAAGGTAGATAAAGCTGTATTGAACAGCAAAAAGAGTGTATTGAGGATTGGGAATCCTATTGAGATAGACAAAGTTGAAGTAGAAAAAATATTTGAAATAGAAGATTATCAATATAGAAAAATTTTGTTTACAATGCTGGCTATTGCAAGGTTTTTCAAAGAGTCAAAAGGAAGCAGAATAAAGCCAAATACACCTTATTACACCAATTGCAGGTTTACAGATATCTTGAGTGAAGCAAAAGTGAGTGCAAATAGGCAGCAGAGAATGCGTATCATGAAGGAATTGACAGATACAGGGATGATTGAACCAACATTAGTTGGAGGATTCAAAATAGAATATGCAGTAGAAAAAGTGCAGGATTGTATAATAAAGATTGAAGATATAGAAAACATTATTGGATATTTTCCATATTTTTGTTCTGAGTGTGGAAAACAATTAGAAAGAAAGCCTAAAAGGAGAAATATATGTGATGTTTGTTATGCAGAAAAAAGGAAAGAAAGCGTTAGAGAAAATGTGCAAAAACATAGAGGCAATTTACCACAAAATAGAGCTATGTAATCAGATAATATTAATTTTATATATATGAATCAGATATAAAATAAAAAAGAGGATAAAATGGAAAGAAAAAAAAGAGAGAAACGTACAGCTTATTATGGAAAACCATGGTTGATTAATCATCTTGCTAAAAGATGCAGGTTTACGGTTGGAGATGTTAAAATTATTGTTGATGAACTTATTTTAATATTACAGGAAATTGCGGCTGAACAAAAAAGTATATGTATTCCTCATTTGTTTGCAATGAAGGTTATTGAATTACCTGGACATACGGGATGGGATGGTTATAGAAATAAGCCAATAGAACTTCCTACAGTGAAGAAAGTAATATTTAAACCATCTAGAACTATGACTGAAGCATGTAGAGGAAACTTAGAATGGGTTGAAGTTGGCAAAAAGATAGAAGATGAGTTTGAAGAAGAAGAATAATAAAAAAGTTCTTTTAGGTGCAACGTCCTGTTTGAGAAAGAGTGCTGTGAAAGTGGTTCTTTCAATATGAAAGCACTGCCTAATCTTCAAGGTATATCACCCCGAAGCCATCGGTTGTGACTTATTGTAAAACATGAAGATAGGACGTTGTTTTTTAAAAAAGGAGATATTTTGAACAAGGATATTTTTGAAGAATGCTTGGAGGCATGGAAGGCGAGCGATGGGACAAGTAAGTTTTGGCCTGTGCTTGCTGAAAAATACGGATATGCCAGCGGAGAAATTCTGAGGTCTAGGTTTAAAAGAGAGCGTAAAAATAGGGGGATATTTGATAAAAATGCAGTTGTTCCCGTTAGAAGGGGGGAGAAGAAAGGGTGCAAGGTTCTTTGTTTTGATATAGAGACAACACCTCTTCTTTGTTTTGCGTGGGGAATGTGGCAGCAAAATATTAATCAGAGAGCAGTGGTTGAGGATTGGCATGTTTTATCGTGGTCTGCTAAGTGGTTGTTTGAGGATAGCGTTATGTCTGCCGTTTTAACTCCCAAGGAAGCAAGAAATCATGATGATAAAAGGATTATTGAGCAGATGTGGAAGATTTTGGATGAAGCTGATGTGGTAATTGCCCATAATGCTGCAAGATTTGACATTCCTAGGATGAATACCAGATTTTTATATCATGGATTTCCTCCCCCTTCTTATTATCAAGTTGTGGATACTTTAAAAGTTGCACGTAGTAATTTTGCTTTTACCAGTAATGCTTTAAATTATGTCAATGGGTATTTGAGACTTCCTCAAAAAAAGGAAACTGGATTTCAATTGTGGGTTGATTGTTTTTACGGTGACTCTGATGCATTGAAAAAAATGTTGGCGTATAATGAAAATGATGTTCTTGTTCTTGAAGAACTATATGTATTGCTCCGTCCATGGATAAAGGGACATCCTAATCTCGGATTATTTGTAGAATCAAAATCTTCAATTTGTCCGAATTGTGGAAGTAAAAAATTAGAGTGGGAGGGATATTATAACACTCCTATGGGTAGGTATCGTAGTTTTAGATGCGAATGTGGAGCAATTGGGAGAGGAAGGAAAAATATTGTTTCAAAGAAAACTAAGGAAAGATTAGTGAGGTAATTCAATGGGTAGAAAACCAATCAAAAGTAGAAAAAAGGTATTAAAACCAATTGGTCAAATTACTACTCCTACTGGATTATTGTTGACTGAAGCATGGTGCAGAAGATGCATGAAAATGCTTCCAGCCAAGAGATTTCATACTTCATATAATCATGAACTGGATAAAAACGGTCTTTTATCTGTTTGTAAACCTTGTGTTGATGATCTGTTTGATAGGATTTTTAGTGTTGAGAACAATCTTGATAGGGCAATTTTAAATTTATGCAGAAAATTGGATATTTGTTTTTCAGAACTTGCAGTAGAGGCAACTCGTAAGCATGTAGCAACTTCCGCTGCTAAGAGTGTTGATATAAAAAATCCGTTTGGAATATATAAGGCAAAATTAGCTTCTTACGCAAGAGGATTTTCAGGGGGAGACATGACTGATTTGACATTTGTAGAACCTTCTAGGGAAGTTATAGAGAGAACAATTATAAATGAAATTCCAGATATTGAAGCCATGAGAATTTTTTGGGGTTCTGGATTGCAAGATGAGGATTATGATTTTCTTGAAAAAGAGATGGCAAGATATAAAAGAACACACAAATGCGATACTGCAACAGAGGAATCTTTACTTAGGCAAATTTGTTTTGCTGAGTTGGATATAAGAAGTGCCAGGGCAGGCGGACAACCTTCTGCATCTGCTGTGAAGTTGTTGCAAGATTTAATGAAAACTGCAAGTGTAGACCCTGCAAAAACTGCAATAGCAGGAGCAGGGAAAAGTCATGATACATTTTCTGCTTTTATTAAGACAATAGAAGAAAATGAACCTGCAGAATATTATGAAGATAAAAAGTTGTTTGCTGATTATGATAATATTGATTATTATTTTAAGAAATATATTTTATTGCCAATAAAAAATTTTGTGATTGGCTCAAGAGATTTCGCTTTGGATGGAACTGATCCTGATAGTGACATAGAATTAGAGTTGGAAGAAGATTTTCCAGATTTAGATTTAGATTCGGGCTTAGTGCAATAACAAATAATAGGGGGACAGAAACAATTTTTACAACACCTCTAATGAAAGAGGTGTTTTATTTATATTGTAAAGTTCTAAAAAGGGGATTAGGAATATTAAATAACAATTCAGGAGGAAACAGTATATGTCGTCTGAAATAAGAGTAGGAGATATTGGAACTGTTTTGATTTTAACTATATTAGATCAAGACGAGGATGTGGTAGATGTTAGTTCTGGAAGTCCTCTTGAAATAATTATATTAGATAATTCTGGGAACAGGCATGTTAGAACTGCTGGATTGTATACAGATGGAACTGATGGAAAGATTTCTTATACATTAGTTGATGGAGATATTGTTGCAGTTGGGTCTGTTGAAATTCAAGCTAGAGTTACAATTGGTGCTGGAACTTGGTATAGTAATGTAGCAAGGGTTTCTGCAAGTAGAAGAATTTAATAATTGGAGGGCTTTATGCCTAAAATAACAAGACCTTTTGAAAATGACTTTAGAAGAAGTGCGAAATCAAAGGATGTTTTTCGGCAACCGAAAGATATGACCAGACACGAAAAAATAGAGGGGGAGCGAAAAGAAAGATTGAAGAGGTGGATAACATTCTTTAGAAGAAATCCTCACAGGTTCATAGAACAATATTTTGGAATAACAATTTATCCATATCAAATTCTTATGATATGGGTATTGCAGAAAAGTAACCTTGCATATATCGTAGCAGCTAGAGCAGCGGCAAAGACATTTATTATTGCAGTGTGGGCATTGACTTTAGGTGTTCTATATCCAGGGTTGCAAATTATTGTTTGCGCTAAAACATTGAAGCAAGGGGGAATTATAATTTCTGAAAAGATTGCTATGTTGAGGGAGAGATACCCCAATGTGGCAAGAGAAATCAGGTCTTTGACACATAATGTCAATACCTATTCATGTGTTTTGCACAATGGCAGTACGATTAATGTTGTGCCAAGTGCTGAGTCGAGTAGAGGAAATCGAGCGTCCTACATTATTGTAGAAGAATCCCGTCTTGTACCTAAAGATATCTTGGAAGGTATCATTAAACCATTCTTATTTTCAAGAATGCCTCCATACAGGTCAAAACCTGAATATGCAGAAATAGAAGCATTGAAAGAAGAGGGTACAATTTCGTACATTACTTCTGCATGGTATAAATCTGAATACTGGTATTCTTATGTTCGTTCCTGTATCAAAAGAATGGTAGGTGGAGATGAAACTGCAAACTTTTTAGCATTTGATTACAACATTACAATACGACACAATATCAAAACAGAGGAAATGATTAAAAATGAGATGATTGATGCAGACCCTGTTACTGTACAGATGGAGTATTTCAATATTCCTAGTGGTACAAGTGGCAAGGCATATTTCAAACCATCCATGTTTAAAAGGAATATAAAAAGAGCCTTTTATCCTCAAAGAGAGATAACTTATAATACAAGAAGAAATCCTTATAATACACCAAAGGTTGAAGGTGAAATCAGGATGATTTCTATTGACGTTGCTACAAGGGCAAATAAAACAAACGACCTTTCTATTATATCCTGTGCCAGATTGATTCCAATGATGGGACGGGGGTATGAAAGGTCTCTTATGTACATGGAATCGTTTAAAGGCAGGAATACTGTGCTACAGGCTAAAAGAATCAAGGAAGTGTTCTTTGATTTTGAGGCTGATTATTTAGTGTTGGACTTGATGAATGCGGGCATATCAATTTTTGATTCATTAAGTCA